CGTGGTTGCGCAGCCGGATACGGCGCGTACGCATACGGTTGCGTCCGGTGAGTCTTTGTGGTCGATTTTCGGCGGTGATTGGGCGCGTGTCGCGTCGCTTAACGGTTTATCTAATCCGAGTTTGATTTATCCGGGGCAGATTTTGCGTTATTGAGAATCAATATCAATAATCGGCGTGTCGCTTTTTTTGCGCACGCCGATTTTTGTGCTATAAATATTTATGTCGCCAAAATGGTTGACAAAAAAACAGATACAAAGGATAACAAACATGCGAAAGATTCGTAAGGTAATCGCTGACAGCACCATAAGCTATTATGACCGGGACGGCGTAGCACAGACGTTCCACACCACCGGAAACGTTCGCACCGTTGAAATGGCTGTTAAAGTGCTTATGGACGCCGGTATCGTCAACGTATTGGTTGACGATATTACGGTTGATAAGACCGTGTACGTGATGGACGTTGAAACGTTCATCGAGCACGCCGATCGCGTCGCGACTGACGTAACCGGTACCGACAACGACAACGATATTGAATTCTGAAAGGAACCGAAATGAACGAGGAAAACGAACAGATGAACGATACCACCGTGAATGAAACCGCACAGAATACCGCTGGCAACTATCGTTATATTTGTACGATGGATAACAGCACGTTCGAGGGGAAACGCGCCATCGTCAACGCACGTAATAGCGCGTTGTCGTTGAATAGACGCGGTGCGGAACCGTTGACGGTTGTTGGTGCCTACATCGCTCCGGGCGTGCGTTCTCAGACCGGGCAGAAATGTGCGAACGTCTATCTTTTCGCAAAGGACGGCAACACGTATTTCAGCCAGTCACAGGGTATTTACCGTAGTGTATTGGATATCTACGATGTATTCCCTGATTTCAACGCACCGGACGGTATCACCGTCGCGGTCAAGCAGACACCGTTGGGCGGTGGCCGTTCTACGAAATCGCTTGAAATCAAGTAGTTCGGAATGAAACAAAAAAAGTGCCATAAATTGTTATGGCACTTTTTTATAAGGTGGTGAACATGCCTAGAGCGCATAAACAAGCGGACTTATTGACCGCGAAACGCAAGCGCGTACGTCGAGCGATAAACAGTCTGAAAAAAAGCATTACCGACACCATGCCCGAAAGTGAAGCGAACGCACGTCGCGCTTACATTCAGCGGCTTGAAACGCAGTTGAAGCATACGTATGTTAGCCGTGTCCGTAATAGCGTCATGCGTGATGAACTGTATCATCGTGCGAACGAAACCGCCGATAAACTCGTGCGACAGGTGGGCGAGGTGCGCGGCGGCAAAGGGCGTGCGAGGGAGCGTGCCCGTTCATTCAATATTTTTCGCGAGGAAATGCGAATGGCGTCTAAGGGAATGCCGAACGCACTGGGCGAACTCGGACGGGAAAAAGTCAAGATATTTTGGCGATACACACAAAACATATGGCAGAAGTCGAACGTGCCGCCGAACAAACGACTGGAAGCCATCATGAAAGCGTATGACGCTGATTCGTTAAGCGAACTGTTTGACACCATCATGGAACGAAACGAAAAGGCATTGCAATACGCCGAACGTATGAAAACGCATACGGGCGAATTGGAGGACTCTACGGACGTTGACGGTGGTAGCCCGATATGGTTGCTAGCGGTTTCACCCGACGTGATACGATGAAAGAACGCAAGGAATTTAGAGTAGCGGCGATATTCGACACCGAAACAACGAACATCGGCACGGGTGCCGAAACGCGCGCATACCCGATATTGTACATTTTCAACGATTTACGTGATACGCTACTGGAATCGTACACCCCCGATACGGACGATGTGCGGTTTTACCGGCACACGTCCGAAGCGCTATCGTATATTGACAATCTTATCGAATATGGCCGTGCGCACGGTTATGTTCCGATAATCGCGGCCTATAACCTTATGTTCGACATGCAAACTCTCATGTTGGAATTGGCGCAGTCGTATACGATTACCGCTAATGCGCAGACGGCCACTAGCGTGTACACGCTTGACTTGTGCGGCGGTGATGGCGTGGTGTGCCGTTTTTGGGATACGTTCTATCTCGAAATGGGCGGCTTACGCGCGATGGGCGAGACATGCGGGTTGCCGAAAGCGGTGGGCGATTGGGATTACTCGTTGGTACGCACGCCCGAAACGCCGTTGACCGATGAGGAATTGTTTTACGCGCGGCGTGATGTGCAAGTGATACCCCAATATTTGCAGTGGTTGCTGCGCGCGAATCATTGGCTTACGCCGGACATGCTGGGGTGTCGTGTGCTTACCAAGACATCGCTTGTGCGGCAGATGGCGCGGCGTGAGATTGGTGGGCGGCGAGTCACGTTGCAAGGTGGTAAGAAAATCACATTGCAACGCGCTTTCGAGCTGACGTGTAATCAGGAATTTCCGAAGAATTACGAATCTTACGCGTTGCGTAAGGCGTGTTTTCGTGGCGGTTTGACGTTTACAAGTGCTAAAACCGCTAGCGTTGTCGTGGATAATGTTGCGTCCTTGGATGTAACGTCGATGCATCACGCGTTCATCAACGGACGCCGGTTGCCGGTTAAATTCGCCCCAGCGCCTACGGATATTCTGCAAATCGCGTGCGAACGCATTATTGACACGTCGCTTGAAGATGTGTTGTCGAATTATGATGACCCGTTTCTTACGGGGTTACATGTGGCCGTGAAATTTACGAATCTCAGGTTGCGTGAAAACACATGCTTCGATACGTGGGGTATTGCGATATGCCCGCGTTCCAAGTTTGTGAAAACGTTGCAAGCTGATACCGATTACAGCAATAACGAACGTGCGAAAACACAGGAAAACAGTGTTAGGGCGCACGGTTACGTTGACAGTGCCGTTAACCCGACGTACGCGTTCGGGAAATTGTATCGGGCGGACGAATGCATATTACATGTTAATGAAATCGAATTGTGGAACATGGCGCAAGTGTATGAGTTTGACGGAATGCATGTATTATACGGTGAAGCAACCTCTAAGACGATTGTTCCGCCCGATTACGTGACTCTACAATCCAACATGCTTTTCGCACGAAAAACCGACGTGAAAAATCTGATTAAACGGTATCACGAGGGCACGGCGTACGCGGGTGAAATACCCGAGTCTATACCTGAGGGAATCGCACGCGACGCGAAAGCGGGAACGTTGAGCATGAAATTTCTACAATCTTATTATGGTTCCACTGTTAAGGGACAATTTAATGGCATATACGGCACACAGGCACAAGACGTTATGAAAGCGGATTATCGCGTGACGGAAACCGGTGAACTTGAAGTTGATAAAACCACTGTTTGCACTCCCGAGAATTTTGCGAAAAAACGCCCGAAAACACCACGTGTTCTATACACGTATGGAATGCGAATCGTAGCGGGTAGCAGAATGCACCTATTGATAGCCATGATGTTGATATATCGTCATTTCGGCGCACGCGTAGTGGTCACGGGCGGCGACACCGATAGCCTGAAAATCAGTTGCGATAACGATGTGAGCGACGCGGAATTGCTGGACGCGCTCAAACCTCTACATAACGCGATTGAAGACGCGATCAACCGCACCATGCGACGCGTCCGAACCACGGCATCCGACATGGCGTCAACGCTAGACCATATCGGAAAATTCGAGGTTGAGGACTGTGGCGGCATCACGCGTTATACCGAACATATGGAATTGTGGAACAAAGCACGTGTTAGTTTGGACAAAAACGGGCGCGTACATGTCACTTGCGCCGGGCTCCCGCGACCGGACGGTGTGTACACCATTGAAGATTTTATAGCGGAAGTCATGCATGCGGGGCACGGTTTCCGCGAAACCGTACAAATGTCGCTCGGTTATGATGTGTTGGTAGATTATGAGATTTGCCACACGCTGCAACGCAACCGCCCGCATGTGTGGGATAGGTACGTCGGAACCGTCACCGATTATCGCGGCGCGACGCACCATGTTGACGTACCCGAAGCGATAGCGCTATATCCGTCCGGTAGATGGCTGGGCGAATCGGACAAACAGGCGAACGGCGAGAATCTAGCGTACATGTCATGCACGTATAATCGAAATGTGGAAACGACACCGCGCGAACTTATCGTACGTGATGGTAAACCTATGATTGTGAGTATTGATGGCGAAATATTATTATAGTCGGCTTAAGACGCTGATATTGCCGCGAAACGCAGATGTGAACATGATTATCGGCGCACGCGGCCTAGGCAAAACATACGGCGTGCGAAAATACATGATAGAAGACTATCTAAAAAACGGATACTGTTTCGTTGAAGTGACACGCTTTCGCGAGGAAAACAACGACGTTGCGGCGAACTATTTCAGTCGCATTGTGCAAGATGACATTTTCCCCGATTATGAATTTCGGACAACCAATAAAATAGCCGAAATTCGTAGAAAGAAAACCGGTAAGAAAGAAAACGAATGGAAAACAATTGGGTATTTTATACCATTGTCGTTGCAGCAGCAGAAAAAGAAAAGCACATACGTTAACGTGCGCAACGTTTGTATGGATGAAATCATCATAGACAACGATGATAGGTATCACACGTATCTGAAAAACGAGTTCGAGCAATTGGCAAAACTTGTAGATACCGTCACGCGAGAACGTGCTGACGATACGGAACTGCGCAAACCGAGAATATTTTTGCTCGGTAATGCTTGCGACGCGTTCAACCCGTATTTTCAACATTATGACGTACCGTTGGAGCCTGAGTTTGGCTTGCAATGGCTGGGCGGAAAAACGTGTCTGTTCGACTATGTGCGGGATGACGCGTACGCCGAACAGAAAACAAAGAATACAGTGTCGGGGCGTATGCTGAAGAACAACGATGACATGACCGCAAAAAACAGATTCAAACGACATGACACCGATTTCATCGAAAAACCGCACGGTCATGCAAGACTTACGTATGTTTTCCGATGGCTGCGACACGAATACGGCGTCTATGTCGATTTGCGTTGCGGATACGTCTTCGTATCCTCGAAATACGATGGCGGCACGCATGTACCATATTTCGCAATCACAAGGGATGATAACAAATTGAACTATCTTACCGCGAACATGGCGAAAGATTTGATTAGGAATCTAACGTCATATTACGCGCTGGGGTATCTGCGTTATGATATGGTGGAAACGCAACACGCCGTGAGTGAAATGCTCAGAAATTTCGGTGTAAAATAACCACGGCATACGCAAGGTGTCGTAACGAGGGCGATAAAACATTATCATTGATAACCACGGTTGACTCCGCCAATGATATGGCCGTGAGGGAAAAGCGTGCCGTCCGTCGTTGGGAATCATGTTGTAGTATGCTATTCTTAAGTCGTGCCGGTTCGGTATTCGTTCGCCGGTACGACTTTTTTCATATGAAAGGAAAAATAATGGATGACGAAACCACTGAGGAAAGGGACACCGCCGAACGCGATGACCTCACCCCCGACGAAACGCACCGCGTAGGCGAGTTCGATGATTTGCGCGACATGCTGCGCGACGTGCTGGACAAGGTAAGCGCGCTAAGCGACCGTATGGACGCAATCAGCGAACGTATCGACGGTGTCTATGACAATTTCACTGATTCTGTTGCGCAAATGGTTGAAAACGGTGCGACCGTCAAGGAAACCGACGATGACGCGGCGGAAGCAATCGCGCAAGCCGCGGCAGAGGACTTGGAAAATCTCGATTACACGCTCTGAAAAAAGGATGAATCATGGCGATAGATAATGCAACCATTTTGGATAAAGTACGTCTTAAGAACACTGACGATTATCAGCAGCGCGTGCCTAGCGCGACACAAACCGGTGTGGCGAATACTGCGCGGTATTTGTTCGACCCGATGAATCGGCAGTATCTCAACGATTGTGTTTGGAGCATGGTCAATCGTATCGGACTTACCGTGATGGCGCAGAACGCGCCATTTGAGAATCCTTTTGCGGTTTTCAAAAAGGAAAATCTGTATTGGGGCAGCACCGTACAGGAAATAGCCGTCAAGTGGATTAAGGCGCACGGGTACAAGGATGATGCGGAAGACCTTTTAAAGATGCATCGGCCCGAAGCGGCGGTGTGGTTCTATGAAATGAACCGCAAGGACCAATACCCGATTTCATGGACCGATGACGAATTGCGTCAGGCGTTCGTCGATGATTTCGGTCTGAATCGTTTCATTGCGCAGATTATGGAAACACCACGCAACAGTGACAATTATGATGAAATGAATATCATGCTTGCGCTGATTCGTCATTATGAGCAAAATCTTGGTTTCTACAAGGTGCATCTTGACGCGGTGCCAAGCGATGAAACGACTGCTAAGACGTTGCTTAAGGCATTGCGTGCGACCGCGGGGCGTATGCAGTTTCCGTCAACGCAGTACAACGCGTTGAACGTCACCGATATTCCGGCGTATGCTAATCCGCAACAAATGGTGTTGCTGATTGAACCGGAATATCTCGCGTCGCTCGATGTTGATGCGTTGTCGGCTGTGTTCCAGTTGGATAAAGCCGACGTGCCGTATCGTATCATTCAGGTACCGAGTCTCGGTATTCCGGGCGCGGTGGCGTTGCTTGTTTCGACTGATTGGTATCAGGTTCGCGATACGCTGTATGGCACTACTCAGTTCTATAATCCGCAAACACTTTCTAACACGCTGTATCTCAACCACTGGGGCATTTATGGCGTGTCGCCGTTCACACCGTGCGCATTGTTCACCACCGATGCGGGAACCTCCATCAATGTTGTGACGCAGACCGTGACAGATTTCACGCTGACCCCGGCTACGGGTACCGTCAAGGCAGGTGATTTGATGCAGCTCACGCCTAAGCTCACCGCGACCGTCACGCCGACCGGCACCGCCGTTCAGGTGGCACCGAACGCGGCGACGTACGAGGTTGCGGCGAACCATGCCGCAAGCGGCGATAACGCGCATGGTGCGGCGTTCGACCTCAACGTCAATACGTTCGTGGATGACCAAGCGCGCTTGCACGTGCAGCGTGACGGTCTTGTGGCCGGTGATGTCATCACCGTGACGGGTACCGCTACGTATGTCAATCCTAACGGTAAGACTACGGAGCATTCCGCGAAATGCACGTTCACCGTCAACTAGTCTGATTCGACTATGGTATAAAATGAGTGGTGCTTCATGTGAAGCGCCACTCATTTTTTCGTATATGAAAGGATGCGATATGGACTTTCCACATCTGCAAAACGCAACGGCGTTCCCGAATACTGATACGCGCGTATACGGTCAGTACCGCAACGTTTTCGATTACAATGTTTGGACGCCAAACACGGTAATCAAGCTGTGTCGTGTGAATTGGTACGATGATTACCACGACGTGGTGAAATTCACCGATAACATTGCAAGAGACACATGGTTTGATAAACTGGATGGCGAAACCGTCAAACTGACAACGAACATGTATATCGCACGCGCCGACGCGGACGGCATAAAATTGCCCGTACCTTACATGACGGCACAACAATACAATTACATTGTCGTTGACTTTTCACATGACATTATCAATACGCCGTATCAAAAAACCGACGTACAGACACGCTATCATTTTTTCATCACTTCCGTACGCGCGGAAGCGCCGAACACGACAACATGCACGCTTATGCGCGACGTATGGACGGACTATATCAATAGCACCACAATCAACGGTTTACTATTGTCACGCGGACACGCGCCATTGACGGAAACGACACCGCAAGAACTGTTGAAAAACCCGCGCGCGAATTGTCGTGATTTCACGTTGCCCGACGTTGATTATGGTAGTGCAGCAGTAAACGTCAGGAAAAGCACGCCGGTTAATCTGCAAAACGGCACAAAATACATCTGTTTAGCCGCAACGTTTTCGTCCGAACAATTGCAAACCATGAGTAACGTGCGAGGCACGAACATTACGGACACTGACCCGACATACAGCGATAACGACGGTGTAGTAACGGGTTTCGCATGGGGTGCCGGAAATATTTACACGTCAAACGTCACCGGCGCGGGTACATCGTATAATTCCGTTGACAATCTCACTGCAAGCAACGTAAGCATGTATGCACTTGAAACGTCCAAAATATCAGGCGATTATTTCGACACGCTTTTTGCGTATTATCCACATATCATGTCACAGATTACAGCGGTGTTCGTCGCCACCGCAAACATGATGCAGTTTAACAGCAGCGTAAATGTGAATGGTATCGAATGGCACGCGGTTAGCGGTGCTCGTGCGAAAATATCCGATATTAATTTGACAATCAACGACTTTGGCTATGCTAACGAATATGCTCAAATAACACGGCTGTATCTTGCACCCTACGCGCACCTCGAAATATCCGACAATATCGGTAATAAAACCCGTGTGGAAATAGCAGACTGCGGGCACCTCTCGGCGCGGACTATCACATCCCTCAGCTATCCGATATTGCGACAAATCACATGGCTTGACGGTATAGGAAGCGACGGTGATACGGCTATCAGCATTGACGCTATCAACGGTGCTAGCATTACCGCCGACGTGCCGAACGCGGACATGCTCAAAACACTCATATCGCACGACATACCAACATACGCGCTGCAACGTCGCGCAATCGACGCGCACCGTGCCGACGCATACAATCAAGAAGTCGCGCAAGCTCGCGAAAACGCCGTTATATCGTACGAAAACGGCGCACGTTCGGCAAACACGGCACAAAATAACACGTATCGCAGCAGCGCCGCGGCGGTATCGAACACGGCGCGTGCCAATCAGCGTGACACCGCGGTGAAAGACGAGTCCAATAGTGTACGTACTGATAATCTGACATATTCAACCGCGCGGCAGAACGATGATTTAAACACCGCCACAATCAAGATAAATCTTGATGTCGCTCAGGACAACACATTGCAGAACAAGGCGTTTATAGAGGGGTCTCAAACACAAGCGTTGTCAAGCGTCGCAAGCGCGATAGGCACAATGGCCGGGGCGGCGCTAGTAATCGGCACCGGTGGCGCGGCGTCACCGTTGGTAGCCGGTTCCATGGCTATCGGCAGCGCTGCACTGCAAGGTTACAATACCGGTGTCGCCATAACCAATAACAAAGAACTCAACCACACGGCCAACGATGTCGCCAATACAAAAGCGAAAAATGCAAACAGAGCTAACAGCGAGCAAACACAGCATTCGATAACGCAAGCAACCAACGTGACAACGCGCGCGAACACGCAGGCTAACCGTAACAACGAATACGCTACAAGCGCTGCAACCGACATGACCGCCACAAGCGCGAACACGGCGAACGCGAATGCGTCGGCATCACGCAATCAGAGCGTGGATAATGCGAAACGTGTCATGGTAAACACGCGGTCTAATGTCAGCATGACGTGGCGCGATTTGCTCAATCATCCCGCGCGACCCGTTGGCGCGTATGGCGGCGACAACTTCAAACAGGCTACGGGGCTTGACACAATGACCGTTAAAATCGTCACCGAAGACAATGGCGCGATAGCGGCGGCGGGCGATTACATGCTGCGTTATGGCATCGCAAGCAACAAACTTTACAGCCGTCCATCGTTGACGCCTTGCAAGCATTTCGCGTATTGGCAGAGCGCGGACATATGGCTTATCTGCCCATTTGCGCAAAACGAACAATTGCAGACAATCCGGGATATTTTCAGTTCCGGTGTTACAATATGGAACAGACCCGAGGAAGTCGGCGGCGACTTCGTACACGACAATCTATAAGGTGGGAAAGTATGGGACGTAAACGCACGCACAAAAGGCCGTTGACCCGTGCGGAAATGGGCGAACGCGGCGCACCGATGTGGCAGCAATCACAAGCGCTCAATTCGCAAGCGTATTCGATGGCGTATTCGCAAATGTTGAATATCGCGTTATCTCGTTTCAAGTGGCTGAATCTGCCGAAAACTTGTGACGCATGGTTTCTCGAATACAATCTGTTATATTTCGGTTACGCCACAATCGCGTTCCCGCATAGCAAGCCGGGTGTGTTTTTCAGTACGCAAGCGGTGACTACATCGAATTTCAACGTGTATTACAAACCGAAAAAATGGAATAGTTACGGTATCAACGGTTGGCGTTTTCCGGTTAACAATTCCAATGGTGTGTTCATCTACGCGAACCGTGCGCGTACGCCACTCATTCCGACGATTGAGTTTTTCGCGCATGAAATAGAAGATTTGTACATGACGCGGCGGCAGAATCGTTTCAATCAAAAAACACCGTTCATCCTTGAGGTTCCAGCCGGACAGCAGACGGCGGGCATCAACGTTATCAAGCAAATCTCAGGCGGTGAAATGGCTATCATGACGACACCGGGTTTCACCGATTCCATGAAAGCAAACGTACTGAAAACCAATGTCGAATACATCGGCTTGGAATTGCAGAACGACATACAGAACACTTGGAACGCGTTCTATCAATCGTTGGGTATTAAAAATCTCCCGTTGAAAATGGAACGACAAACCGCCGACGAAATCAACGACTATGGCGAACCGACCGACCTACGCGCACTCAGCGAACTTGAGGAACGGCGTGCCGCGTGCGACATACTCAACACAAGATTTAGAAAATACCTCAAGGAACCGATACAGGTTGTGTGGAACGAAGACAATGTGTCCCGCAACTACGCTTACTTGACAGACGTTGAAAGATTGAACGACGATGACAATGCAGAATGACATAAACCATTATCAGCCGTGCGAATCGCGCGACGATTTCCACGGCGTGATGACGTACACGTTTGGCGAACTGCTCGATATACCCGGCGGTGTTGACTGGGATAACACCTCGTGGTCATGGCGGAACGTCGCCTATGATGACACGCAATACGTGCGATGCTGCAAGAAAATCGAAAACCGTTTCTACGATCGCGAACTAGGCGTATTGCCCGCAAGCCGCTGGAAACGGCATTTCCTACGATTGATAGCTGAAATAATGCCGACCCTGAAACCATTATACGCAGCGGTTGACGGCAATTCCGGTATCATGCTATCCGATATGGACACATGGCATAAAATGCGCACCGTGTTTTCCGATTTTCCCGCAACGCAATTGGCCGAAAACCAAGACTACGCAAGCAACGCGACCGACAACCAATACGAGACAATCGCCAACGGTGACTTCATGACCAAAGTCAATCGCATAAGAAACGGCGAATACGTCGATATTGACGTATTGTTACTTGAACATCTTGAAACATGTTTTAGCCCATTATGGACGGTAAACATAAACAACTATTGAAAGGATAATACACATGTTTCCACTACTGCCGTTTTTCTCGGTATGGCCGTACACACCCGCCATACCCGCGTTCTATTGGAACGCTAAAAGTCAAGAAGAAATAATAAAGCACATTGCGTGTGAAATCGACCACATAACGGCATATCTTGACGAAATCATAACCGACATAAACAAAACATTGAACGACTACGATACAAGAATAAAAAACATTGAAGCGCACATAAACGACTACGGTACGGCCATAGCGCAACTGCAAGAACAAATCAACCACATAGGAGACACACAGCTAATATGGAATGTTACAAAAGGCGAATATACTGATAGTAAGACAGCGCTCCGCGATTTATACCGCGAACTAGCAGTGTACGGCGCACGCGTCACACAGATAGCCGATATTAATACCGGCAAACTAGCCGAGCACCGAACCGACGAAACGCCCGCAATCGGCAACCTTACCATATTCAATGACGCCACACCACGCGTCACTAATCCAACCACCGGTGAACAATACCCACCGTTAGCATGAAAGGATAAATCATGGTTGGCACCACTAATTATGCACTGGAAAAGTATGAAGCGGGAAGTGCCGCAAATCTACTTGACCAATACAACGGGTCAATGGATAAAATCGACGCTGCAATAAAAAGCGTCAGCGATAAAGCAGACCTAGCATTGAACAACAACGTGCTACCGGACGGCCTAGCCGCATTCATAGAAGCGCTAGGTCTGACCGGAACTAATGCGCAAACTCTCGGTACCACTCTCAACCACATATTAAACCGCACCGGCACGGAAATATTCACCGTCACCGACCTAAGCAAACTCAAAAAAACCGCAGAAGGCTACCCAGTTCCACCGACCGAGTAAAGGTACACAATCATGGCAACAGAAACCCCATTCTATCATCTGCCACTATACGAAACCGGCGACCTAGCCGACCTACGCGACGGATACAACGCGGCGATGCGCACACTCGACCGCGTAATACATCAACTAAAAGTACAAGAGGAAATAAATCATCCAACGAATCTCAGAAAGGACAACTAGCATGACCGATTACACAACCAACTTCAACTTGGAAAAATATCAAACCGGCGACGCGGCTAATCTCAATGACCAATACAATACGTCAATGAATATTATCGACGATAAACTATACAAAATCAACATTAACGCAAACACTGCTGGTGGTAAAGCTACGCAAGCATTAGAAACAGCGCAAAACAACAATAAAAATCTGACAGCGTTAGGCGTAACCAACACCGAAACCGCGACACAACTCAAAAACAAAATAGACACAACCGCAACAAACCTCGCTGCCACAACCAAAACCGCGAACAACGCGGCTGCCAACCTAAACGCATTAGGCGCGAACACCGTAGAAAACGCGACCAATCTGAAAAACCGTATAAACGACACCTATACAAAAAACGAAAGCGACAATCGATATGTACAAATACCGACCGCACAAGATACGCTAATCGCAATAGGCGATAGCTATTTCGAGGGTTTCAGAACAACTAACCCAACAACCGATAGCATGATAGTAAAAGCGGCGCAAAAACTGGGCTTGAAATGCAACAATTACGCAGTCGGCGGTGGCGGCACGACATTCCTACAGCAATTACAACGAGCTAACAGCGCGACAACCGATAAAACTAAAATCAAATATGTTGTAATCGGCGGTGGCCGTAACGATGCATACAACAAACTGAAAGAAAGCGACGTTGTAACAGCGCTCACCTACGCTAAAACCAATTTCCCATATTCAAAAATCGTTTTCATTCCAATGATGTACGATAACACATGGCCTACACACGATGACGGCAAAAAATACGGTGTCATGTGCGCCGGTGGCCGCAACGCAAACGTGCTCACCGTCAAGGACGCGCCATCATGGGGTCTATACTATCACAGCGGAATGACAGACATACACCCAAACACTGAGGGATCGGAAATATACGCACAATACATAGCGACCGCAATTCAAACTAACGCAACGGCAATGCCGCGCGTAGAACAGCACATAGACGTAGCACTTTCGGGCATAACGAACGGTACATTATCAGTATTCATTAACGGTCTAGACATATCCTACGTATTCCGAGGCAACAAAACAGAATGGAATCAAAATATTTTCGCCACCGTAAACACGTCAAACACATGGGGTACGTGGCATATGATAATAGGCTTTCTTGACGATGCAACACCAATCAAAATAAAATTCGACGGTATGAATTTCAATATCGAAGACGTGGTAACCGGAATAGGAAAAGCCGGAAACGTCAATTTCACATACAATATGAATATATTCGAGCACAACTAACAAATAACAATTAACCCCGATAGGTTTTTCCTATCGGGGTTTTATATGTCAATCGCCATTATCGACCGATTCAAAATATAATCTTCCGCGTAATCCTTAATAATTATATCATTAATCATTTTATTTTTCCTTTCCTTAACTTGATACTCATATAATACCACACCGCGCAACACGACACGCCACAACCGCACCGCTTTTCCGTGCGCACTTCCTCGTAGCACAACACATCACCCATGTCAACTCGGCACGGCGTGTCGGATGCATCATGT